GTGCTGATCCTGCATTATTTTCAGCAATATATTGTGGACCTGAAACTACTTCAGAACCTGCACCCCCTGTATTATTATTTTTTATTGTGCCTAAAGATGCACTTCCGTTTGTTCTTTGTCCATATTCCCTAACTCCACCTGTGCCACCTGTAGCAGTTAATAAAGAACCAAATGAAGAAGAACCACCTGTACCACCTGTACCACCGCCACCTGCACCACTAGCACCAGCACCAATAGTTACGGCATAAGCAGTTCCCGGAGTTACTGTGTAAAATCCCATTCCAAAACCACCATATCCACCTAATGTTCCGCCTTGATAATCGCCTGAACCGCCACCGCCACCACCTACAACAATTAATTTAACTTTTGTAACACCTGCAGGACAAGTCCAAGTGCAACTACCTGTGCTATTAAAAACTAATGGAGTACCACTTGAATTTATTGCTGATCCACGCAATGCTAATGAAAATTGAAGGTTTCCTCCACCACCCGTAAATGCAGTTGTCTGCGTAGTTGAATCATTAAACGTTATTGTGTTGTTATTAACTGTTATTGGCATCGAAATCTCCTTAAATATTTGCTCCAGCCTGAACCAATCCGGCTGCTAAAACATTTCCATTTGCGTCAATTGTACATACAGTGTCGCCATTATATATAAAATTAACTTTCTTACTAGCTGCTGTAATAGAAGTTCCGGCTGCTACAGTCTGAACTGCTGATACTAAATATGTTCCGATTTCACCAAACGGTAAAAAGTTATAAGACCCTGTAGCGCCTGCAGTTAAGTTATTACTTAATATAACTGCATTATTAAGTAGTGTTCCAATAATTTTTGTGTTAGCAGGAATACCTGTCCCAGTAATAAACTGCCCAACAACTACAGATGTTAAGTTAGGAAAATATACTATATTTGTTCCAGATTCGCCGGACTCGGCAGTTTTTGTAATGGTTGCAGTAGCACCTGTTGCATTTGTTTGGCTTAAAATTTTAGTTCCTGCTGTTACGCCTGTACCACTTAGAATTTGACCTGCAATTAAAGTGCCCGAAGTTACAGAAGCAACTGTCAAAACATCCGAAGCAATTCCACCAACAACAACCGCATCATTAGAGCTTGAAAAAGAAATATTCCATGCGCCAGAGTTTGCAATAGAGTTTGCGGTTGTGGCATTTGTGGCTGTGTCCGCATTACCTGTTACATTTCCGGTTAAATTACCTGTTACGTTTCCAACTACATTTCCGGTTAAATTACCCGTTACGTTACCGCTTAGATTACCCGTAACACCGGCTGAAGCAACAATTGCTGCGCTAAAAGTCTTTGAACCGCTAATAACTTGAGCACCATCTAATTGAACAAGATTATTAAATATAGCGGCTACAGGGCGCATTGCAAACCCAGAACCAGCATTAAATGGTAATGGATTAGTACTGTCTTGAGCGCGGACAACAGTTAAAGTATCTGTAACCCGGGCTGTAACTTTTACAATCTCGTAGTTGCCGACAGTATCAAACAACGTGCCATAAAAGTAATTACTACCACTTGGCAGGGGGAAAGTGTTTCCTAAACCAGCTGAAAGAACAATCGTCGTATCAGTGTTAGTAATTGACGCAGCTATAGTTGCTGTAGCATTATTTTTAAATAGTACTGGCATTTATTCTCCTAGCTTTGCCTTTAATAGTGCCACTTCAGCACGTAGTTCTTCAACAACTTTTGCAAGCTCGATGGCAGAAACTAATGCTGCTGCGCCATAATTAACTGATAAATACCCATCAGCACCTTCTACAACAGCTTCTGGCAATGTTGAAAGTAAAGATTGCGCAGTAACACCAGGTTCACGATTACCACTATCTATACGACTAAATACACCATGTTTTACTTGAGCCAGGTTGATTAAAAAATCAGAAGGTAATTCTGTCCAATTTTCTTTTAGCCGCTCATCCGAGTTAGTTGTATGAACTGTAGAAGTCAACGTACCAGTAGACGGATTAAAAAATAGTTTAGAGCTTGAAGTGTTTACTGCAGTTAAAGTACCACTAGTTACGTCATCAAACAAAACATAACGGGTTGCATTAGTGGTTGTGTCATCAGTAATTGTTGCGCCAGTTGAAGTATTTGAAATCGTTACTCCACCGGTGCCAGCTGATACTGAAATACCTGTACCAGCTGTTAACGAAGTTACCCCCGTATTAGCAATCGAAATAGAACCTGCGCCGTTTGTTACAGAAATACCGCTGCCTGCAGTTAAAGCTGCTCTAGTAAATCCTGTACCATTTCCAATGTTTAATTGACCATTAGTAGGGGTAGAACTAAGGCCTGTACCACCATTTGCTACGGCAACTACTCCGGTTACGTTTGAAGCTGTGCCGGTTGTGTTTTGATTAAGGGTCGGAATATCTGCTGCGACAATAGCTCTAAATGTAGGCACTCCAGCAGAGCCGTTTGGTGCTGCCAAAAAATTATTAGCTGTTTTGCTTGCATATGGGTTTTGTGTATCACCATATCCTGAAGCAAGGCTAATTGCTGGGGTTGTACCGCCGCTTGACGCTACAGGGGATGTTCCACTAACACTAGTAACTTTACCGTTAAAAGTTGTCCAATCTGCTGAAGTTAAAGCACCACGAACAGATGATGAAGCAGAAGGCAGGTTAAAGGTATGGACATCTGTAACGCTTGAGATATTAAAGTCTGTACCTGCTGTACCTACTGCAAACCCTTGAACTTGGGCAGTTAAGCCATTTAAAGCATTAAGGCCGGTAGAAAATGTAGTAATAATCTGACATAAATTACTATTTTCTGTGTGTAAAGTAATTGTTCTACCACTATGAATTACATATACCCTAATGGCTAAACGGTCGGTTACAGCTAAAGTAGTCTGGGGTACACCCAAAGAAGTTATATACAAATCGGTAGACGTACCACCTGTAATACCTTCGGGGTTTGTAGACCCACTTGCAATTAAAGTAAATGTTGTACCGTTGTATTTATAAAGTTCTAAATAAAACGCAGGTGTGCCGCCCGCAGCAGATGCACTAAAGTACATCTCCATGTTCCAGTTACCAGCAGGTATGTTTAGTAAAGAAGGGTCAGCAGCGTCAGTAATAAACTGGGCAATATACCCATCGGCAGCAATAGTAAAGTCTGTACCCGCCCCAAATATAGGGTCTCTACTCATCTCGTAGTAGGTATTACCCCCGAGCGTGCCTTGATTGACGCTACCATTTAAGTAATACAAAACAGACGCCCCACCGCCGCCTGCAGTACTACCAGTAATACTTAGGTTGCGAGTTGACCCCGTACCTGTAATAACAATAGAGCCATTATTAGACGTAAGAGTTTCAATCTTAGCGTCATTAAGATTTGTAAAGTTGGTATCGACCTCGTTATTAGTTAACGGCGATCCTTTACCAGCACGAGTAACAATGGTAGTCAAAATCTACCCCTTTATCCGTTTATTGCTTACGATATTGTAACAGTCCAGGTGATGCTCATTGCATCATCAACGCCTTTATTAACAACCGCAAATACTGTACGGCAGAGCATAGTTCCGGCAGATGAAGCATTAAAAATACCTGCTTCAACAATAGCACCAGTACCCGTACCTGCTGGGAAAGTTGCAGTATAAGTTACTACGTTAGTAGTCGCAGTTGCAGAAGCTAGAGCCACACGCCCTAATTCAGTACCAAGAGTAGTATCACCGGCTGCAGCTGCAGTACTACTTGACCCAATAGCCATGTGACTCATGACGTTAGAGGCAGTACCAACCATGCGGGATGCTACAAAGTTCTTACCGACGGTAACAACTAGGTTTTTAAAGTCATGTTCTTCTTTTACCTTGCCATCGGCACCGGTAAGGACGACTCGCAAGGAGCCGGAGGCTTTTAGGTTTTCAGTTGGGTTCATTACAGCTCCTTATGTAAATGTGCGGGATACGCCCACATAGTCTTCTAAAAAATAGGTTATATCGCAGTAGTCTTGCATGGACAAGATCCCACTACTAGATAATACCGCATTATCCGACTTATTTGGTGCAAAAACAACTGCTTGTGCGTCGGTCTGGGAAATTAAATCACTAGTTGCTTTAAAAAACAAATACTCAATATCCCCATCCATATTATCAATGAGGGTAAGCGCTTCAGCTAAATTTTTATCAACACCTCTAGAACTATTGTCTGAAACAGTAGCAGCATCTACTTCTGTGCCGGGTAAAATAGATTTATAAGGTACATCTGGTACGCTAAAACTGTCAGAAAATGATCTTTCATACAACTTGACTGCTACGGCTGAATCTACTAAGGAAAAAGCATCAGCTATATATTTTGCAAAAACAACACCAGTAATACTGTCTGCTGGCGATGATGTATCTACAACATCTATATGTGGCTGTATATCTCCAATTACAGCTAAATCGTTAAGAATTTGACTGTCAAATAACCCTTTAGTAAAGGTTCTTGTCACACTGTCACTAAAACCATTGGTTGCATCTGCTAAAACTTTAGTAGTTGCTAAAGTAACTAAATCTGTAGGCGTTATTACTTCTACCCCTAAAACATCAGGGAAAGTTACAGCCGCACAGATATTTACGTCTAAATAACTAACAGCAAAAGTAGGTTGTACATAAGAAACCTCGACTTTTACCGCTTGATCAGGATTAAGACAGGTAAAAGCCATTAGAAATCAGCGCGTAAAGTAAAGTTAAGTAAGTCAAAAGCCGTCAAAATCTGGCCATTAAAGCTCATCTCAATTTCACCTTGATACTGTCCTGCCGGTACATCTAACGTAGTTCCTGGAAAACCAAATCGAACAACTCCATTAACTGCGTCCACTTTAGAGCAAGTTAAGGTAGATAAAACTGTAGTACCACCTAAAGCACGGAATTTAACAACTACCGTAGTTGTAGCTGCGGAAAGGTCAATAGGATCACCAGTATTGCGATCGGTAAGGGTTAATGTTACCTCTGGTAGGTTGTCGTTTTGTACAATTTTTATAGTGCTCATGCCCACCTCTGGAATTCGGTTCTTGTAGAAGCTCGTGTAAGCCCCTTATTCATTTGGATTCTAGCTCTGCTAATATGGTAGTTAAACATCTTAGCAGCTTCAATAGCTCCTGCTTTATCGGTGTAATCCTGTCGTGGTTGGGCTAATAAACGAGCTCTAGCCCCCCATGCAATAGCATCTGCCCATTGTTCATAAATTTCGGAATCAATTTCCGTAGAGTCCTGAGTTGGGGCTAAAGCGGTTCTTAAATACAAAGCCCCTGGCTGGGTAATATATGGAATAGGTACTAAAAGAACTTCTGGTTTAATAGTCCTAGTAATATACTGAGGTGATCCCTCTAACTGATCCCATGCTCCCATGCGGTATATGTCTGCTAATTCATCAGGGCTCTTAGGAATAAGTAATAAAGTATTAAAGTAAGCCTGAATAGGGCCTACCATTTTAGTATCTGCTGGGGTATTAATTGCGTAATTTGCTTGCCCATTTACTATGGTAATGGCTGGAATGGTATATTGCCAATAGTAAGTTCTTTCACAAAACTCAATACAAGCCTGTTTAATTGCATCAATGGCAATAAATTCAGATGCATCAGGTACATACTGCAGTACTCGAGGCAAAAACTGATCGTAAGAAACGGAAAAACCGTATGCCTGGGTCATGACTCAGATCCTGGTTTATTGGGGTCTTTTGGAGTAAAGTTTTGATTTGGGTTATTAGCCAATTCGGAAGCCTGTTTAATTTGCATAGCAGCCATAAACGTTTGTAAATAACCAGATGCAAGTTGTAGTCCTGGCGCATACTCTGCGTCTTTGCTGCAAGCTCTATAAAGAATATAGTCTAATAACACAGGCTCAAAAGTATCACTAATAGAAATCGCAGTACTTTCTGAAGTAATCATCGGAGGTACTGGTGCGTAGTTAATTTGTACATACCCCTGCCCGTTATTAGGTGGATATACGTAAAAAACAGTTTGGTCTTGCTGATCAAATATATAGTGCTTAGGCACTGCAGATTTTGCGGCTGCATGCCAATTGGGGCTAAAAGAGTCAATAAGCTCTCTAGAAGTTACTCGAATTGCACGCCCTGGTGTAGAGCCATTTGTGCCCATGTATCGAATAAGTTCTAATAAAGTCCATCCGTCTGATGGAATATTCTGTCTAGTACCTGCAACTAGCTGGACTACGCTAACCTTATTGGTCGCGCTAGGAGACATAACAACAATTTGCTTTTGCCCTTGATTAAGCCAGTCTAGCAACTCAGCACGAGTCCAACGGGTATTGCCGATGTCAGTTAACTGAATCGATGCTTTATTAATTATAGATTGAGCGGTAATTGTTCCCATAGTCCTATTATATATGGAAGAGGGGTATTACCCCCTCTATTTATTACGCTGAAAGAATCGAATACCAGTTAATACCATCAGCTGATACAAACAACGCATTTTTGGTCGTAGCGATAGACAAACTACCGTTTGAAGTACCATTCATTGTTCCGCCAACAGGAGCATAAACCAATAAAGCGTTTGCGCCGCCGTTACGAACAATAACACGAGCACCGGCAGGAATAGCCAAAACAGCGCCAGTACCAGATGCTACAGTACCAAAAATATTAGCATCGGCGGAAATAGCCAAAGCATCTGCTTGAGTTGAGCCAGCGGCGGTTAAGCCGGTGACAACATCACCCATAACAACTTGCTCAGCCATTTCTCCCCACATGCCTAAAGAAATAAGCTTATTTTGAATCGTCATACAAATCTCCTAGATTAGAATAGGGGTGGGGGGTGTCCCCACCCACCTATCATCAGCTATTAACCTG